CAGGTGATCGGTATGCCGTCGATGAGGCCGAGTTTCCGTCCATCCGGCACTGAATGAAGCCGATCGAGCATGAGGGTGAAAACCGTCTGGCAATCGTGGCAACGAGCGAGGTTAGTCACAATCGCCATGTCAAAGTTGGCACGGGAGAAACAGTCGACACAATGCCATATAGGCTTATTGTTCGACGTTAGAAACTTCTTGTATCGATGGAGTCTACTCTCGTGCTCACATCGACTTCTCTTTGGTCTACTCATTGGATTTTGCCAAGGTCCTTAGCCAGCCTCAGCCAGCCCTCATCCAGACACTCCATACAGAGTGTCTTACGTGAGTCATCTATTGGTATTTGAGTCAGCAGGACTTCGTCGTGTGAACATTCTTGGTGGCAGTCTGCACAACGAAACGATGCGCCATCATCTGGCAAGTGCCAGTAAACGGCGTCATCGAAGTGTGGCCAGGGGAAACTCATCCGAGGAGCGCCTCGGCCGTGCCGGCTCGGAGCATGTCCTCGGCGGAGAGCGAATGCACGTGGAAGTAGACTCCGGACTTATCGCCCTCCTCTTTGAAGAGACGCGCGTGGACTACGCACACCAGAGCCGCGCAGCTATCGCTGAGGAAACGGAAGTCTGTCCCTTCCTCTAAGCACCCTTGCCGATCGCAGTAGCTCCGATCGCAGTAGCTCATTTCCATCCTCTTACGCAAACTTTGCGCCGGGCGGAATAGCCCGCTACCCCAATGTACGCATTCGGAGCCCCTTTGTCAAGTGACGATCGGAAGTAGTTAAGACTTTAGGGAAGTAGTTAAGAGGTCTCATCGAAGGAAGTATCTACGAAGTCAGGAAGTATCTACCGAAGGTCGGAAGGACATCTACCATAGTATATAACCTACCCCCCTACCCCGCGGGCTCCCCGGCGCGGGTTATCGGAGGACTGCCCGCCTCCTCGACGTGCTCGCCCCGCTCGTCCTCTTCTTTCCTTCTACTCTATATAAAAAAATATATATATAAATGAAAGGAAGAAGAAGAGAGGTGGAAAAGGAGAAAAACCGAAAGTCATTCGATAACCCGCCGCCGCCATCCCGCGGGGGGTAGGGGGTGGTTATATATAACCCTGTTTATTTATAGCTCGTTGGAGAGAGGGCGGCGGCGCGGTGCTGTTTAGGGGGCTAGTGCTGTTCAGGGTCTGAACAGGTGCGGCTGCCGTGTTGGAGTGTGGGAGGGGCTAGACGCACGAAAGGCCCGAAGGATGCGCTCTCCGGGCCGTCGGGGGAGGCTTAGTCGTTGCTGGGGAGGAATCGCAACACGCGGTAGGACATTGTCACGTTCCCACGGGCGTCGCGGCGGATTGTCACGCTGCCCGGAGCGCTGGGCGGTGAGGCATCCTCGATTGCACGAACGAGTTTGTCGATGGATTCCTGAATTTCACGATTGAGAGTATCCACTTGATCCTCCATTGTACGGTGTATTGTCAATACGTCTCCGGCGGGTTCGATACGGCCTACGAGGGGATTGCGCCCCCCGCAGGCCATGTTCGAGCCTACTCGGTGTCTTCGATCTCTCGCAGCATCTTGGCGGCCGCGAGCGCCTTGTCGAACGACTTGAATCGACCTGACTTGACGAGCTTCTCGGCAATCGACTTGATCGCCTTGTCCGGATCCTCGAACTGCTTCGCGAAGTCTGCTCGGACCTTGGCGCGGCAGTTCAGGCCGTACCCGTAGCCGAGGAGAACGCCGACCGGATTGTCGGCCGGAATCTCGGTCTCCTTGCCGTCCACTTCGACCTTGACGGTGCCCTTGTCGGCTTCGGCCAACTCGAACAACTCGGAAGCCTGCGCCGCCGTGGTGACCTCGAAGATTGCCACCTTGAAGGGCTCTTCGTGCTTGTCGCCCGGATTGGGCAGATCGTTGACCTTGATCTTTGCATCCTCGAACCGAACGAGGCCTGCGGCGGCAGCAGCGAGAACCCAAGCTTTGTGTAGCTCAGCCATTGTGTCCTGTATCCTTTCAAAGAACCCGAGGGCCATCCTCGGTCACTGGCCATCCGGCCAGCTACTAACAAGGTAGGCCTCCGCGCCAAAACCGCCAGGGTATTTTTCCCGATGTTCCATCTTTTTTCATGGTGCCGCCAATCCATTCGGCCGAGGATTCAATCCAAAAAATCGTAGCCGCCTCCTCATTCAAGGCGCCGTATCGGTTCGATCCAATCCGCCGGACCGGGTGCCTGACCGGACGGGACTCCGACGTGCCGGCCGGGGGGGATCCTTGATCCTGCCTGTTTCACAAGAAAAGGGTCCCATATTTAGGAGTCCCAAGTGTCTAAGCATGCTTTAAGGCTTTCTGTTCATAGACTGAACAAGCTCATCCGCCGAACGGGATTATGAACAGCATATAGCCCTTGACTTTTAGCGGAGAAGTGCGTATCATATGAGGGGCGGGGTCTATAGCTTATCTTGCTCTATCTCTAGGGGAGGAGGTAGAGTTAGGAAGCGGTTCCAGCAGACGGCTCCTGAGGTCTCCGGGTCCTGGACTGAGGTTGAGCGTTAGCAGGTGCCATATAGGCCCCGCCCTTTCTAGCTGGGGTTCGAGGAGAGGGTAGCGTGGAGATAGACGGATGGAGATAGATGCAGCAAGAGCGGCGGAGTTGCTGAGTGATCCTCGTAACTTAGCTGTAGCTCATCCTACGTTCGTCGGAAAGAGTAACGGTCGTACTCACGGTGCGAAGGATATTCCCCAGTCGATACGTACGATCATCGGCGTAGCTGCTCATCACGATACGATAAAGTCTGTCGCTCGTTCCTTTGGCGTATCTACCTCTACAGTCATGCAGTCGAAGAAGGGTAACGTAGGGGTTAATCGACACGACGAAGGGATGAAGGAGACGATCGATGAAGTCGTAGGGAAGCAGAGGAAGGACCTTCGTGAACTTGCTCTCGATCGAGTCGCCGGTATGTTTGCTTCTGTAATCAACGATCAGAACCTTGGCACCCTTCCTATACGCGCAGCCGTCGGAGCCGCTAAGGATCTAGCAACTATCGTTGACAAGCTGACTCCGAAGCAGAGTGGCACTAACGTCGCTGTCTTCGTACATCCTCCTCGAGTTCGTGGGGAGGAGGAGTATGGAGAGGTGATCGTCGTATCGGCCAAGAGTGAAGATAATCAGCTGACATGAGTGCCGAGATAGTTCCCCCCGAGCAGCCTCGTGTAGATATAAAGCTCTTCCCCAAACAAGAGACTTTCGCTGCTATCCCCGTCAGTATCAAAGAAGCTTTCTTCGGTGGAGCTGCAGGACCGGGTAAGTCCTTCATGCTCCTGATGGATCCCCTCCTCCGTAAGTATCACCTCCATCCCCGATTCCACGGTATACTGTTCCGTGAATCTTTCCCTCAGCTAGAGGAGTCTCTAATCCATGAGAGCCAGACGTGGTATAAGCTCTTCGGCGGTCAGTACAACGGCACCGAACACTTCTGGACATTTCCATCTGGAGCAAAGATTCGCTTCTCTTATCTCGCGAGAGATGAGCAAGCCTATGACCACGATACGGCTCAGTATAATTACGTAGCCTTCGACGAGCTTACGGCTTTCACACGCTTTCGATGGATGTACCTTGTGCACTCTCGGTGTAGAACTACAGTCGAGGGTCTGCCAGCGTATGCCAGAGCCGCTAGCAATCCTCTAGGCATCGGCCACGGTTGGGTCAAAGAGAGATTCATCGATCCCTATAAAGAGGGTGGGAGGATTATAGCCGAGCGGATGCCGGACGGTTCTCTAGTTAAACGTATCTTCATCAAAGCTCGAGTAACTGATAATCCTCTCATCATGGAGAGAGACCCGACCTACATCAACTCTCTCAATCTCCTCCCCGAAGCAGAGAAACGTTCTAAACTCTACGGAGACTGGGATGCCATTGCTGGTGCCGTCTTCCGTGAGTTCCGATCCATCCACAACTTCGACGAGCCTCCTAATGCCGTACACGTCGTAGATCCCTTCACTATTCCCGACTACTGGCCTGTATTCCTTATCATTGATTGGGGATATGATGCCATGATGTGGGCGGGGTTCTTTGCTGTCTCCCCAGATCAAAGGGTATTCCTAGTCAGAGAACACGCTTGCAAGCAGACTAAGATAAGCGTTTGGGGAGCCGATCTAGCTAGGATGGCTCTAGACTATCCAGGACTTCGTACTCCTGTGACGGTTGACAAATCCGCATGGGGAAACAGAGGGGAAGAGAAGACTCTTAATGAGCAGATATCTGATGCCCTTGGAATGGAGGTCGAGAAGTCTGACTCTGATAGAATTGGTGGTAAGATGCTTCTCCACGACTACTTTAGGTGGACGCCTCACCCTCCTCGTTATCTTCCTCCTGGCGGTTATGATCCTGAGATAGAAGCGAAGTTGTTTCGTATCAAGGGAGAGGACGTTGCTAAGGATTATCGTAAGCTATTTGATCCTGAGCCAGTTGAAGAGCACCTTCCTCGATATCAGATCTTTAATACTTGTAAGCTCGCTATCAATTCTATCGTTGCTTGCGTATCAGATCCAAAGAATCCAGAAGACGTAATGGAATGGCCCGGTGATGATCCTTATGACGGTCAGAGATATGGACTCAAACGGGCGCATCGTTACTTCGAAGAGGCAGCCACCGCGGGATCTCTCGTAGGTAGGAAAGAGAAAATCCTCGCTCGTCTCGAGCATACTGGCGACATGACGGCTTTCTATCGGGAGATGGAGAAACTTGAAGAAGATGAGTTGGTTTCAGAGGTTGTTTCGAGACGTCCGAGCCGAACAGTCTCAGGTCGTCGATCCCGTTACCGCGGCCACTGAGCGTCTGATTACTCAGTTGCAGGAAGACTTGATTCACGAGAGGTTTGTTACCGCTTCTCTTGTTGAAGAGCTTAGACTTTCTCGTAGTCCTTCTCCAATTGAAGCCGGTCCTTCAGTTGATATAAACACGCTTGAACCGATGCAAAGAAGAAGTCAACCTCTCAGCATGATGAAGAATCGAGCTGCTCAAATATTGATGGAACAACGTAAAGAAAAGGCCAATCGAGCATGATCTCGTTCATGTCTAAGCTCGTAGATGAGTTTACTAAGGCTCTTCCAGCTACGATCGCTCGACTTCTACTTTTAACAGCAGTAATCGGCGCCGCTATGTTGCATATTACTTCGATTAGACGTATCGAATCGATAGAAATGAAGCAGTATGCACTCGAAATGAAGGTTCTCCCCGCAGTAGAAGAATTAACTAATGAGGTCAGAGGATACCGCCGAGATATTATCGACCAGAATAGAGAATTAAGGGAACAAAGAGCCCGCGATCTAAGATCTAGGAGAATTAGATGAGACGTTATACCATAGCCGCACTGATCATTCTATCATCTATCCTCTCCATCGGCGCGTCGTCGTGTTGGAATATCCCCGGTCCCCCTAAACCGAAGCCCACGCCAACTCCTGTACCGAAGCCATGTCTGGCTGACATACCCTGGTGTCATCTTCTGACGCCACCACAGCAATGTTCGACGATTGATAGTCCTTGTAAGCATAATCCTAAGACAGATGATCCGAACTATTGCGAACTAGCACCGAAGTGCGTGGTGATTCCTCCACCTCCTACGACTTGTATTCCTGCGTGTGAATCGTGGCAGACTTGTGTAGGAGAGGCTGACGTATTTACGTGTCTTCCTACAGATAAACCTCCTCCGCCTCCTACTGGATGTAGGAATGTAGAGGCGGATCTTATTGGGATAGAGGGAGTCCCATCCACTACTACTCAGATAGTTATAGATGCAATAGATAAAATTAAGTGGTATAGTGGCACTCCTCAGGATATGCTGAAGAATCTAGCTAATCAGATTATTCTAGATGGCCGTTGTGCCTTTGGTGGTAAAGAGGCTATCTTCGTTATTAGAGATGATAAACTCTGGGGCGAGCATCATGCAGTCTACTTCAATGATGGTATAACCGGCAAGTGGAATACCAGTGCGAAGTATATGCTTTCTCATCGAGAGAAGACACCTCCCCCCGATGCTTGCGGACTCCCTATACCTCCTCCTCTTCAGAACTTCAACCTGAAGTATACTCCCGGTAGAAAGTGGCCCTTTGATGCTACTCCTCAGGTCCACGGTTGCGACTTCCCTGTGCCAGGTAAAAACTTCTGCGCTGAGATAGGACTCGGCGAGATGCCAGGTCAGCCTGGAGTACGTCGATGCGACTGTCCTGCAGGAAATGAGGATAATTCTGAGAAGCGTCAAGCTTGTGAGAGGAAGATTACAGGCGGAGGACTCTGGCGTTCGGATGGTATTACTAAGGTTAATCCTGATAATCCTTTCCTTGCTAATTGCACTAGCTGCACGTGGATAGAGATTTGTCATGCAGATGGTACGAAGTGTAAGAGGATCTCTATATGAGACCTGAATATATAATTAAGAAAGAGGAGGGTTTCGTATCTCACGCTTATCCAGATAGTGAAGGCTATCTGACCATCGGTATCGGTACGTTAATCGACAAGCGTAAGGGTGGAGGGATTACAGAGTCCGAAGCCTTTATGCTTATGAGAAATCGTATTGAGATGATTTACCCTGTACTCGATGCCAAGCTCCCTTGGTGGCGTAGCATGAGTGACGTTCGACAGTCTATCCTAGTCTCGATGGCTTATCAACTTGGTATATCTGGTCTGTTGAAGTTTAAGAATACGTTATGGTCGATGAGAATAGGAAACTACGAAGCAGCTGCTCGTGGGATACTTGCATCGAAGATGGCGAAGCAGACTCCTGAAAGGACACAGCGCGCAGCCAAGGCTATGGAGACGAATGTATACGAGTACGAGGATTAGATATGAGGGCTCGTCTTCTACTGTTGATCCTATCTGTGTCGATTACAAGCTGCGCCACGACGAAGCCGCTAGTCATCGCTTGTATCTCCTGCTCTCTACTCGAACTTTCTGGTGCGTGCGATCAAGAGGAGGCATGTCTTAGTGGTCATGCAGAGATCGCGAACTACCAGAAGTGGATTGACGGCGAAGAGCCCCCTCGTATCGAATGCCGCCCGGTTACTATCCAATGATTAAGTTAGGTCGTCTTATATCCGACTTTCTCGCTAAACGCCCTAAATCCTCCTCGTGGGTTGTTAGGATTAATAATTCGATAGAGAATGGTGATACAATACATATCAAGCAAATCTCTTTCAAGGTCATAGCTAAGACTGTCGGAAAAGATGGTGGATACGACATAAAGATTCGTCCAATAGAAGAAGCCCCAGAAGAGGAGTTTACCGATGCCAACGTTCAGCGCAGCTGAGATTCTAACACTCATCGCAGCACTAGCTGCAGCTATCGTATCCGTAATCACGGCATGGCGTACATCTGGTGTGAAACAAGTAGTTGCGGATACCTCCGAGAATATGAAGCAAGCAGTTATCGATACTACAGTTAGCGTTGCTAAGGAACAGAAGACGCAACTGACCGAAATCAAATTCCTAGTCGATGGAAGGTACGGTAACGTTCTCGCGGAACTTGCTCTAGTCCGAGCGATGTTGGCAGACAAAACAGGTGAGGCAATCGATGTAGCTCGAGCCGTGCAGGCTCAAAGCGATTCGGATCATCAGGCGGCTAGAGTAATTGCAGCTAAGGAAGTTGCAGAGGCATCGAAGACATAATGGGCATCGACTCTATCACGGCTGCGATGATGGAAGAGGAGGGGGGACTTCCTCCTCCGGATATGCTTCCTCCTGGAATGCCTCCTCCTCCGGATCAGAGTATAGTTCCTCCCGAGATAATTAAGGATCCCGGTCAAGCAGTAAACCTTACTGACGAAGAAAAGACCGCGCTTCGTTACATCTTCCAGACGATTACTAAGCCAGATGATGACATTCGAGAGAAGATGGTTCCTATCTGGCAGATGTACGAGAACTACTGGCGTGGTTTGCAAGATGTAGTCTACGATCCAGACCTACGTGAGTTCCGATCAGCTACAGGAGTTATCAGAGCCGCTGGAGAGCTTGAAGATACCTACATCGGATCTAAGATCGTAAACGTTTATAAAGCTCATGGAGAATCTATTGCGTCAGCGATCTCGTCGGAGACGCCTAAGGTAAGGTTCTATCCCGAAGATGCCGAAGATCCGCAGGATATTACTACAGCTAAAACCTACTCTATCGCTTCAGAGTACATTGCCGATGATAACGAGGCGAGATTACTACATCTCAGAGCCGTTTACACCAGATGGAATCAACCCTTCGTCGCATACTACAACACATATATCTATGACGAGAAGTTCGGTACGATCGAGAGAAGGACGTATAAGACGGTAGATCAGGAAATGTCGGAGGCTTACTGCCCAGAATGCACGGAAGATCTTCCTGTTCAGACTCCGAACGCCATTTGCCCTGATTGCGGCATGGAAGCAGTGCAAACTTCTTCGATTGAACCTATCCCCGTCATCGATACGATCACAGAGATTCCCCGAGGACGTGAGAAGATAGAAGTTTACGGTCCCCGTCATGTTCGGGTCCCTTATAACATCAAGACCCTTGATCAAGCTGGATACCTAATCCTCGAAACCGAGCATCACTGGGCTCAGCTTAAGTCCATCTTTCCTCATATGGACATAAACTCGGGTTCTCCGTCAATAGCTGGTACATCCGGAGCCGCTAGAACTTCTAGGAGAGCGGGAGAGGGTGGAGAGACCGACTCAGATCAGAAAACTCTCGAGAGATGCTGGCTTCGTCCTTGGACTTTTCATCTTGTTGCCGAAGAAATCGCCGTTTCCCTTAAAGTAAAGTTTAAGGATGGCGTTCAGGTTACTTTTATTGATGACGAGTTCGTTGAAGCGTTCAATGAGAGCATGGATGAGCATTGGACGCTCGTCTTTGATCCATTTGCCGAGCACATTCATGGAGATCCTCTCGGTAAGCCTGAGATTCCCATTCAGGACATGACGAATGACGTGGTCCAGCTTACGCTAGAACACATTCTCTTCGGAATTCCTGACCGATTCGCCGATCCGAACGTACTTAACTTCAAGAAGTATAAGGATTTCGAGAAAGCTCCAGGAAATGTCTTTCCGGCAAAGCGTCCTCCTGGAATGGGACTGGATGCTGGCTTCTTCGAGGGAAAGGCTACAACTCTCTCCGATAACATCGAGATTTTCCGTCAATCTCTGGAGCAGTATGGTCAATTCGTAACTGGAGATTTCCCGGGTATCCACGGTGGGCCGCTTCCTTCTGGAAGTTCACGAACCGCCGATGAATATCGTCAGATGAAGCAGTCGGCTCTTCAGCGTCTTTCAGTAACGTGGTTCCTTCTTACTCTGACTTGGTCTAAGGTCATGAAGAAGGCCGTGAACGAGATGCGTATCCACATGAGATTTCAGGGAGAAGATGTTAAGTTCGTGAAGGAAGCCGGAAAAGGCTTCATGAACGTATACATCAAACTTGCTGATATCGACGATGGAAACGTTGGAAGAGTTAGGCCCGAAAACGACGAAGGATTCCCACTCTCCACAGAGCAGAAGCGTGGAGTCATGATGGAGCTTCTGCAGACTGGAATCCCGCAGCTCTTCGAGTGGATGTTTGCTCCAGAGAATATGTCTGAAGCCACTCGTATCCTTATCGGCATGACGAACTTCAAGATTCCCGGAGAGAGTGATAGAGAGTACCAGCTTTGGGAGATCAACAATATCCTCTCTGGCGAAGTTGTACAAGTTGATCCAGACTTGGACAACCACGAAATACACGCCGCTACACTTAGAGATTGGGCCACGAGTGAGAATGGTCGAAAGACCAAAGAAGTAAATCCGATGGGCTGGGCGATGGTTATGGAACATATGCAGATGCATATGATGATTCTCCAGATGATGGCTGCAGCTCAGGCTGCTCAAGCCTCTCAGGCCCAGACTGCACCCCCTAAGAAGGGTGGACAGGCGGAACAAGCAGGAGCTGTAGAGCCTACAGCTTAGGGGGATATGATGAAGAAGATAATACTTACGGCTCTACTGTTTTTGGCAGCTGGAAGTACAGTAGCACAGAATAGATGGGAAGTAAGTGGTGCAGATTCATTCCGTATTAAGGCTTGGAACTCTTGGCCACAGGCGGAACAGGTAAACACAAGTAGTCCGTACTGTTCTGTCGCTGGTCCAGAAAATATGCAGGCCAAGATAGTTATTAAGTTTCGTAGAAAGTCTACTCCGGGACGAGAGGTAACGACTACTAAAATCATCACGATGGATAATGATCGTGGCGCGGCTGGCGTTGCGTCTGCTGGCATACTAGCTCTTCCTTTTGGTTCAGCAGCGCTAAAAGAACGTACAGTTACTGATGCCACAGCTACAATGACTACGAAGACGATTAGCTCTTGTACAGTTGCGACTCCTACTGTATGCTTGACTTCTACTGCTCATACATTGACGACGGGAGATCTAGTATATATTACTGCATCAAATACTACACCTGTTATTGATGGATTGTGGTTTGTTACTGTAACTGACACTACACACTTTTCCATACCGATGCAGGTTACAGTTACAGGTACAGGTACACTAAATACATCAAAGACTCTTACCTCCGCTACTGCAGCTTTCACAATTTTCGACGTTGGTAGAAATATTACACTCTCTACCGGTGGTATAGTATGTGCCGATGAGACGTGGGGAGTAGGATTAGGACCGTGGGGAACTACAAACGCGGCTTGCATGGGTCCAAAGTTTCCAGTTAATACAACATATCAGGGAACAATTATCGCTCGAGCAAGTGCGACTCAGGTGACCGTTAAGCCTTCAATGTTAGTTAATCCGGATGGCACTGGAGTTTTGAAAATTCAGCCGGTTTTGATAGCCGACGATGGAAGTGGAGAGCTGGGCGATGGTTGGCTTACAGGAGTTGATATTAACTTCTGGAACATGGGTGGTGGTAATTGTGCAGCGAGAAGGGGGCAGGCGTTTTTTGAAGCCGAAATAAATAGGGGCGCCTACAATATGCATCAGGGCGTCACCCTTATCAAGCAGTATCTAGAACCGTCAGGACATCTATCTTGGCCTATCGGAAATGTGGCTTCCGGTAAGGTTGATGGTCAAGGATATTATAGAATAATTAGTACAACTTGCACGGTTGGAACGTGTTCTGCTGGTACTTTCGCCGACTCCTCTGGTACAACCCTTGGCGCGGGTGAGGATTGGGTATTAACAGTTCCAGCCAAGACCCACTGGAAATTTATTGGTGCCCGAGGCGTCTTCACGACCAGTGCTACCGTCGCTACTAGACAGGTACAATTTGGATTGGATGATGGAGTAACTACATTTTATTCGATTTGGTCAACAGGCTCTCAGGCGGCATCGTTGACACACGTATATAACTTAGCCGGAATCGGTAGCAATTTTACCATTACTCCAGCTGCAGGTGCGATTCAAGATTACGTTACTATTCCATCTGGAACTAGATTGACTGCTGGATGGAGAATTAGACCCATTACGACTGCTATCCAGGCTGGAGATGTTTGGTCGGCTCTTACTGTTATCGTTGAGGAATGGATAGAGGAGTAATGATATGCCAACTGAACTAATCCAACCAGGGGAGCAAGTTAAACTTTTCGACGCGAACTCGGTAGCCGCTCCAGTTAACAGCGCTGAATTCGCTTTGCCTACTGCTTTTGCTAAGTATTTCTCGTGGACTACGAGATTTGCTTCGGTTCCATCAGCAGTGGATATCGATATTGAGGTATCGACAGATAAAGTAAACTGGCAAGTGGTAGGCAATAGTACGTCTACTGCCGGAGAAACTGGAACGATCGGTCCAACAGCAGCTGGATTCATTCGTGCTAGAAAAGTTTCTCAGACCGGAGCTGGAGCCATTACGCTTACGCTCATTATGAGCTATTAGAAGGAGGAGACATGGCTAAGCTAAAGTGTGTGAAGTGTGGCGTAGAGTTGGATGCAGCAAAGTATGGTCCGCTGACAAGGGACAGTGTCATCAAGATGGCAAGCGATCATGCTTCAAAGCTCGGATGTGACTATCCGGCTGCAAACGTTCAGAAGGTTCTC